CTTATTGGCGGGAGTTTTTTGATACATATGATTAGGAGGCAGCACAATGAATATGAAAGATGGGCAAGCCATTGCAAGTGATTTCCGTAAAACATTTCAGGACATGGGACGTGGTCTTAATAAGTTCATTAAACAACTTCCCAAAATTGCAGAGTTTGCTAAAGAGCAACAAAGTTTCAATTACAAAGATGGCTATGGCGAAGAACTTAGTATAGTCATCAATCCATCAAACGGATTCTTGTTAGCTACCGATGATGTTAGTGGTGACAGCGTAACAATGTCGATTAGTTTTAGTGAGTTGAGACGACTAGCTAAGCTGATTGATGACGAGGTACCTCATGGCAAAGATGATTAACACAAAATACGGCTACGTCACGCCACAAGAAGCGGAGATGGATGCCCACTTAGATAAATGGATGAAGCGTCGTGCTAAACAGCATGGCGCTTTTAGTTTGGATACAAAAAAGAAGGCGATCACGCCTTCAAAAGATATTACTTGTCAAATTTATCTTTCAGATCGTCAACAGCATCCTTAGCAGTATCTTTGGCATCAGCTAACTTATCCTTAACCTTGCCAACTAGGCCTTCAGCTTTGCCCTGGGCTTCACGGGTTTTGTCACCGGTTGCTTTGCCTTCAACTTCTTTGGCCTTGCCGCTAACTTTATCTTTGGCGTTCTTAGCCTTGTCTTCTAAACTCATTTTGTGGCCTCCCTGATATTTGAAACATAATTGTTCGAGTAAAAAGGTCACTGTTTTCCGCCAGCGACCTAAAGGTTATTAACTGGATAACCCCTTGAACACCTATAGAATAAATTGGCCTTAATTGAAAGTCAACTAAAATGACATGTTATGTGTTAATTCTAAAACCGTCGATGTCGACCGGTTTAAAAACGGAGGTAAAAAGTATGAATTTTGGAGAAGCACTTGAAGAATTAAAACAGGGTAACTGTGTTGCACGTAAAGGCTGGAACGGTAAATGAATCTTCATTAAGTTAAAAAAGGAGAGTCTTTAAGCACACCAAACAATCGTTTTGATGAGGTTATGACGCACGATTTCATTTATATTGATACGACTGGTTTGCACACGAATAATCCAGATGCACCTATGGATCGTGTTCCATGGTTGGCTAGTCAAAATGGTATGTTAGCTGACGATTGGGTCGTAGTCGAATGACAATAATTAATTCCAATTAACGGAGGAAGCAACATGCCAAGGACAAGAAGATGCCGCTATCCTAACTGTCATGCGATGGTCACTTTCCCTGACCATTATTGCCCGCAACACTACGAACACGAAGCTGAGTACTTGGCTAGTCGGCAACGTTGGGCACGTGGTAAAGATAAGCAATACACGCACAAGTACAATACGGTTACACGTTATCGCAATGATGATAAGCGCCAGCAATACAACTTCTATCGGACAAGACAATGGTCACATCTAAGACAACAAGTCCTAGAGCGTGACCATTACTTGTGTGCTTACTGTAAAGTGCAAGGCGTTATCACACCTGCTAAGACTGTGGATCATATTGTGCCAATTGAGTTCGATGAAACACTGAAAGCTAACATTGATAACTTAGCTGTTATCTGTGGGAGTTGTCATCGTGCTAAGACGGACTGGGAGCAATTATACTATGGCACTGGTCAAGGCAACGAGTTGCAAAGCGTAACGCCGATCAGTGATGTATCGGCAAACGTTGTGTTAATGGATAAGGAGTGAAGATATTGAGATCATATTATATTGAATCAATTAATCTGTGGATTATTTGCGTGAATGCTGACAAATTTGTTGATATGAAGACAAAGGACACTATTAGAAAGCAATGGCGTCAGCAGGTTCATACGGCCGAAGATGTCGTCGTACTTGATGAGTCTATTGCACCGTTTGAGTTCATTGGTAAATCAGGTGCAACCATTGATACTGAAACAGTTGTCAAAGCAATCAAGCAATCAGAACTTAAACGCGAACACCTTAGTCAAATGCTAGGACAATAGAAAGGATAGTGGCAGTCATGACGAATAGATATGATAAGATTCCTGACCACGAAGTAATTAAATCAGCAATGCAACAGGAACTAACCGATAAACAAATTGCACATGTTAAGAGTGAAATTGAAACAGCTGCTTTGCAGAATGATGATAAGGCTTATGTTGATCTTATCAGCTTTAATCCCAGCCAAAAGAGAAAGTTGGAACAGGTTCTAAAAAGCAAAGGCTATCAGTTGGTAGAAGAATCAAACTGGTCAATCCTCATTGATTTATAAACGCTTGTCGTTCGATTTAAGCAATTTTAAATTTATTAATGTAATTTAGTCACGATGGTTATTAAAACAACCCCCGCCCCCTAACGTGTCCCAAGAAGAGCACACACATTGCCGTCATTTTGTGATAGAAACAATTTTTGAAAATTTTTAGGTAGGGGGGGTCACCAAATAATGAAAGGAGAGAGTAGTGGTGAAAAAGTCGGATAAAGACGTCAACGACGGGCAATTAACACGTACACCGCCAGCTTACTTAGGCCGGCAAGCTAAGGTCGTTTGGCGTCGATTAGTGCCTTTTTTAGAAGATGGTACCCCGGTTAAACGCATTGATAGCGGGCTTGTAGAGCAATATGCTTCCCAATATGAGATTTATCGCAATGCGTATAAACATATCCAGGAAAACGGTGAAGTCCAAGCAATCTATAAAACGTTACAAGATCAGACCGGTAAAAAAATTGGTCAAGACTTCGTGGGCTACAAGCGTAATCCCATGACACAAATTTACGATTCAGCGGTTAAAAATCTGACTAAACTAGGCGCTGAACTAGGCTTGTCGCCAAAATCGCGTAGTGATTTGTTAAAGCTGAATTTAGATGATCACAAAGACAAACGTAGCGTCGCTGATCGAATGAAAGAGTTCTTAGGATAGGCGGTAATTATGAAAGTTGATCTAACACAAACACACGATGTTTTGGGCGTTTACCAATCAATCGATTGGCAATCCATTAAAACGCGTTATAACGATGCTGGTACCAAATACGCTTTCTCAGTTTTAGATGGTGATGTTGTTACCGGTTATTTGATTAAGCTAGCTGCACTACGGCATTTGCGTGACATACAGCGCCAGGGAAGTGTTGAATTTTCCTTTCATTATTCAACCAAGAAAGTTTCACAGGTTTTGAAGTTTGCAGCAATTTGTCCGAATGTTGATACTGGTGAACCCACAAAACTAATGCCATGGCAAGAGTTTATTATGGCAATGCTGATTGGTTGGCGTAATGATGATGGTGGCAAGCGCTTTTCGCGAGCAATTGTTTCCGTTGCGCGGGGCCAAGGTAAAACTTATCTTATGGCGATTATCACTGCCTATAGCTATTTAATTGAGTCATTGGGACTATCTAACCAAGACTATCTAGTTTCATCCATTAATTACAAACAAACGAGCAAGATCCTGGGCTACATTAAGTCAATGCTTGCTAAGATTGCAACTATTGAGCCATTTAAGTCATTGATTGCTGATAGTGGGTTAGATACTCGGACATTGTCTTCACAAGCGGACCAAGTTGTGATGAGTAGTAATAACAATAAACTGCGAGCAATCAGTCACGAAGCTGGTCAGTACGATAGCTTTCATTTTACAACGGCTATATTTGATGAAATTGGTGAAATTAAGACACGACAAAAGGTTTCTAAGATTGTGTCAGGGCAAGTTAAAGTACCCAATCGGCAATTTATTCAAATTTCAACGGCATATCCTGATCCCACTGTTCCGTTTCACGATGATGAGCGTATGATTCAGCAAGCCATGGAACAAGATTATTTGCGCGATGCTGATACATATTTGGGGCTTATTTGGTCGCAGGACAATCTGGATGAAACTTATAAGCCTGATATGTGGGTTAAAAGTAATCCCTTACTAGATTTACCGAGCCAACGCGAAGTGTTGCTGAACGGCTTGACAGATAAGCGCGATTCTGACGCTTTGTCGGGCACACTCAACGATTTCCAAAACAAAAACCTTAACTTGTGGCTAGAGCAATCGGCCGACAGCTTCTTGAAACTGCCTGACGTTGAGCGGGCTATTATATCATCATTTAGTTTTGATGACCGGCAAGTCTATATTGGCTTTGACTACTCGATGTTTAGTGATAACACGGCGCTAGCGTTTGTATTTCCTTATCGTGATAATAATGACAAACCACGATGGTTTATTTATCAGCATAGCTTTATTCCATGGCAGAAAGCTGGTTCGATTGAAGCTAAAGAAAAGCAAGACGGTATTAATTATCGGAACTTAGCTCAAAAGGGATTTTGCACGATTAGTAGCCATCCTCAAGGACTAATCAATGACGAGCAAGTTTATCAGTGGTTACTTAACTTTGTGGAGCGTCATCGACTGGAAGTTGTTTTCTTTGGCTATGATGCGTGGGGGCTAACACCCACAATTAAGCAATTGGACTTAAATTCCGGTTGGCCATTGCAAGCCATTCGGCAGCGGACTAGTGAATTAAAGGATCCAACTAAGTTTTTGCAGACGATGTTTGTGGAAGGCTCGGTAGATCGCTTAGATGACCGAATTATGGAAAAGGCATTACTAAATGCTGAAATTTATGAAGACAAAATTGGTATTCAAGTCGATAAAGCTAAGGCCACATTGAAGATTGATGTGGTAGATGCGTTAATTGATGCCTTATTTCAGGCTATGTATCACTTTGAAGATTTCGGAATTGTTAATGACAAATCACAACAAGTGTCTAGAATGACTGTAGAACAAATTGAAGCATGGTTAACTAATCCAGAATCTGGAATGACAGATGGAGGTGATTAAAATCAAGAAAATATTAATGGCAATTAATCACTATAATGATGCAATTTGCTACGTGCTAGCCGGAACTTTCGGAACGATTAGCGCATTTTTGTTTGGATTAATACCGGGAATGATCTTTCTATCAGGTATGTGGCTTGCTTTGGGATTATTGATTGATCTTCCGGCTACTAAGGGTGGTGGCAAATAATGGCGATTTTGAAAGATAAATTCCAGGCACTGTCAAGTAAACGAAAAACTGTTTCGCTAAATGACGCTAACTTCATGAGCATTTTTAATAATGGAACAGGTGCCCAATACGTAAGTGCTGATGTAGCCTTGCAAAATTCAGATATTTATTCTGTGGTGACGCAACTATCGGGCGACTTAGCAACAGTCAAATATAAAGCTAGTAAGCCACGAGCACAAAATATTCTAGACTATCCGAGTTCAACCGCCAATCCTCATGGGTTTTGGCAGTCTATGTTTATGCAAGCACTGCTAAACGGTGAGTCTTTTGCTTATCGTTGGCGTAATGCTAATGGTGTTGACGTTAGATGGGAATATTTAAGGCCGTCCCAGGTTAGTGTTTTTCTGCTGGAAGATGGATCTGGTCTCACTTATAGTATCAATTTTGACGAACCCGAATTGGGAGTGCTAAACAATGTGCCACAAAACGATATGATTCATTTGCGATTATATAGTAAGGATGGTGGTAAGACTGGCATGAGTCCCTTATCTGCCTTGTCAAATGAAATAAATATCAAGAATCTATCAAATAATTTAACCAAAAATGCACTCTCACAGTCGGTTACATCTCCCGGAGTTCTGAAGTTAAACAATGACAAAGGATTAGTCAACTGGAAAATAAAAGCAGCGCATTCACGTGAGTTTATGGATCAAATGAAGGCTTCAAATAATGGCCCAATCGTAATTGATGGATTAGAAGATTGGACACCACTTGAAATTAACTCTAACGTGGCTAGCTTACTGGCGTCGGTTAATTGGACTTCCACACAAGTTGCTAAGGTTTATCAAGTACCAGATAGCTATTTAAACGGTACTGGTGACCAACAATCTAGCCTTGACCAGATCAAAGGAAATTACGCTAACGCGCTTAACAGATACGCACAGGCGATTGTTAGTGAGCTAGACAATAAGCTATCAGCTTCCTTAACAGCTGATATTCGACCAGCAATTGATCCATTAGGTGACGACTTTGCTACCATACTAGCTGGTTTGACTAAGAATGGAGCAATTGCCAATAATCAAGCAACCTGGGTATTGCAACAATTAGGATATTTTCCAGATAACATGCCCGAGGCCGAAGTTCAACCAACCCAGCAAGTATTAATTCAATCAAATTCAGATAAAGGAGGTGATGATGATGACAACAGTACCGATTAAAGGCGTGGTATCAAGCGATGATAATGCCGAAATATATCAATTTTGGGGCTATTCAACAGTTACGCCAAGTGATATTTCTGATGCCCTTAACAATGCTGGTGGGCAACCGATTAAAGCAGAAATCAACTCTCCTGGTGGGGATGTATATGCTGGATCAGATATTTATACGGCGCTTAAAAACTATTCTGGCAGTATTGAAATTGACATTGTTGGTCTAGCCGCTTCAGCAGCCTCAGTTATTGCAATGGCAGGTGACACTATTAAAATTTCGCCTACTGGTCAGATGATGATTCATCGATCTTCAACAGTATCTCAAGGAAATTCAGATAATTTAGCCAGTGATTTGCAAGGACTAGACTCGACTGACCAAGCAATTGCCAATGTATATGCCGAAAAGACGGGCATGGATGTACAACATATTTATCAAATGATGTCTGATGAAACTTGGATCAATGCGCAGGATGCAGTTAAGGATGGTTTTGCAGATGAAATCATGTTTGCCGGTCAGCCGAAAGTCGTCGTAAATGGTGTGGGCCAATTCTTGAGCGCGGAAGTCATTCAAAAGACTCGGAGTTTATTAAAGCTGAAAAACGATTCAAACCAAAGTCAAATTGAGACCAGTCAGCCAAAAACTACCCATTCGGTAGCTGATAAGCTGGCTATTTTATTTGGCGAAAATTAAGAAAGAACTGGTGAAAACAATGGATTTAAATAAATTACATGATGCTTGGCTTGAAGCTGGGCAAAAAGTAGCTGATCTGCAAGATAAGCGTCAAACAATGGCTGTTAACCTAGTGGCTGATCAAGATAAGTACACAGACGAAGAAGTAAAAGCTGTGAGTGACAGCCTGGATAAAGCCAAAGCTGCTCGAAATTTAGCTAAGTCAGCTTATGATGATGCAGTTGAAGACCAAAAAATTCAGAAGACTAAGACTAATGCAGTTCCGACGGGAGTAGCTATTTCTCATAAGAAAAACGGTAAGGAAGAATTTGTTGACCAAGTAAAGGATATGTTGCGTAACCCTAATAAATACAACATGGTCAGCTCTGATGGTACTACTGATACTATATCAGGAGCAGGATTGACTATCCCTGATGATCAACAAACCGCAATTAAGCAATTGGTTCGTCAATATGCGTCATTAGAATCATTAGTCAATGTCGAATCTGTAAGTACTCTCACGGGGACACGTAACATCGAAAAGTTCTCAACTATTACCCCAGCAACTAAGATTACCGACCAAAATACAGATGCAGCTGAAGGGGACTATCCAGCACTTACGACAATCAGCTACAAAATTGCTGATTATTTAGATGTGTTTTATGCAGCTAATGATCTACTCAACGATTCTGCTGAAAACATCTTAGAATGGTTGAACACGCATATCGCGCGTAAAGATGTAGTAACTCGTAACAATGCTATTTTGTCACTGCTGCCAAGTGCAACTAAAAAAGCTACGATTGCTAAGTTTGATGACATTTTTGATACGATGTACAGTCTTGACTCAGCTTTGATTGGCAGTTCAACCATTTTAACTAACAAGTCTGGGTTTCTGGCATTACGTAAGGTTAAGAATGCTATGGGCGATTATCTGGTTAAGCCAGATGTTACACAGTCGGCATTTACTTTCCAACTTGACGGTCACCCAATCAACTGGGTTGAAGATACCTGGTTACCTGATGTATCTGCTGGTACACATCCATTCTACTTTGGCAATTTCAAAGAATTGGTTACGATCTTCGATCGTCAGCAAATGCAATTACTAACCTCAACACAAACAGATCGGGCATTTAATCGCAATCAAACGGCCATTCGGTCAATTGATCGTTTTGACGCACAATTGGTTGATGATGAGGCGGCTGTAATCGGTTCATTCAAAGCTATTACTGATCAAACAGCTAACTTTGCGGCGAGTGCTGCTACAACGACTGACGGGAAGTAATTAGCCAACTATGTCGCCAATAAATACACAGTGCAGTGACAATCTGGGCGGCTAAGTAAGGATGTGATTTAAGTGGCAGCCGATTTAGAAACATTGAAATCATCTTTGCGAATTGATGGTGATGATGACGACAATCTGCTAAGGGGCTATTTGTCTGCAGCTACTAGCTACATTAAACAAGCCATCGGGGACGACAATAGTGTTCTAGGGTTCTATGAAATGGAAGGCGTGAAGGACTTGTTTGAAACGGCTGTATATGCCTTAGCTGGTTCATATTGGACTTATCGAACATCGATTACAGCCATCGCTGTTAATCCAGTTGATCTGGTCGTGGACTCAATAATTGGTCAACTCAGAGGGTTGTACAGTCAAAAGCAATATGAGGTGGGGACAAATGACGAAAGCAATTAATCCTGCACGAATGAATTTTAGATTGGAGTTTGGAACTCAGGCAGCTACTGGAAAAGTTAACCCTAATACGGGTAATCCGATTACTGATTTTGTCCCTCAATTCAGTTTTTACGCCGGCGAATGGTCATTGTCGTTTCAGCAAAGGTTAGCGTTAAATGGCGACACCTCACAACAGAATGCTGTTTACTTTGTGCGCCATAATCTAAAAATAGCTACCGGCATGCAATTACGACGCAATCATCAGGATGTTTACCAGATTGATGATGTGGCCTACGATGATGGTTTACCACCGGATGGTTTTGACCTCATAACTTGTCATAAGGTGGTGATTGGGCGTGGCGAATGAGATTAAACATGCAGACTCATTTGAACATATTTTAGATACTATGGCGGAAGGCTTTGGACGCGAAGAGAAGCTTAAAGCTAATGCGGCTGGAGCAGATCAGTTCATTAAAATTATGAAGCCTAAGATTCCTTTGGGAAAACTACGCAAGGTACATGGCCATGCTGAGAAAGCACATCTACGTGATTCATTAATTGCTGTAGATCATCCTAATGGCTCGGTTAACGTTGGCTTTACAGCCAAAGGTGAAAAAGGGTACATTGCACGTTTTCGAAATGATGGCTGGGACGTCGTTGACCGTAATGGTTCCAAACACAGCCATGTTTCCGGGAAACACTTTTGGGAGACTACTCAGCGTGAAGCAAAAGGCCAAGTTGGCAAGGCAGTTGTTGAACAATTAAAGACTGCTATGGACAAGAAGGTGGGCAAGTGACGCCGGTAGCTTTTATTAAAGGCATAATTGTTGCAAATATTAATGAAATACCAGAACTAGCTGTGGAACATATCCATAGCTTTTTTATTCCAACTAACGATACTTCAACTGACGAGCCTATTGTAGTAATCAGTGGGTTACCTGAGCGTAGTCAAGATTATGGCAACGGGATTCCATTCCAATCGACGAAGCAAGCTCAGATGCAGCTCTATTATCCTAAAGATTACTTGAGCGATATGGATGCCATTGAAGCCGGGTTAAAACAAGTGCTATTGACCAATGATATTCGTTGTTATAGCGATGCCGGCCAGACATTAACACCAGATTCAGAAAGTATCACGAACACTTTGAAATTTAATTATATAAAGGAGGCCATTTAAATGGCAACGTTAGGTTTAAATATGTTATACACCAGCATCAAGAATACTGATGGTTCAACAGTTATTGATGCGGATAAAGGATTATCAGCGACGGGTGTTTATCAAATTGATACTAGCAAGGCAAACGGTAACTTGGGTACTAAGACTGCTAACATTACCGGGCTATCTGGGACGGTATCTAAGATTACTGGCAACAATGAAGTTGTGGACGTTTCTAATCCACCTTCGGCACCGTCAGTGGCAATCGACGCAAATGAAATTAATTTCATCGTCAAGCAAAAACTATTAGGCCGGGTATCAGATGGTAAAGGTGGTTACATTGATTCTGACACACCCGTTGAAGCTGGCCTTATTATTGAGTCACGTTCACCAGTGACACGTACTGCTGTTTATTTCTGCTTTGGTCGTGGGATTTTTAACGAAGCTGGCCAGAACATTCAAACAAACACGGATACAGCTGAAACTCGTGACGATGATAATTTGACATTTACCGCCTTGAACTATGATAAATTCAGCGGCCAACCATACAAGGTATATGCTGAGTCGGATCCTAAATTTGATAAGCAAGCGATGTTTGACGCTGTATTTCCTGGACAAACGTTTTATAAAAACGCGAGTAACGGCACCAGTGGGCAATAAAGCTACAACTGACACAGGCTCACAGACTAGTAAAAATGATAGTGACTCATCTGCGCCAACCAGTAATAACTGATAATCATGGTCGCCTAAAATAAATTAACAATACCGCTAGGGGCGGCTTTTAAACATGCTGAGAAGCGCATTCTAAGCACAGGTTCACAATAAATGATAATAAACAATACACAAAGGGGCATATAAATAATGGCAAAATCAGTTAAATTTGATGGCAAGAAAATTGGGACGGGCACGCAGTATACGTTGATTGATAGTGGTCAAAATGTTGAAAAAATGGCCGAAGCATATAAGAAGTTCATCAAGACTACTGAAGAAACTGAGGACAGCATTACAGGTGTAGTCGAATTAACACCTAAGCTTGCAAAGGTTGTGGCTGAAACGACCTGTGATTTATTGGAACTAAATGCTTCGCAAAAGAAACGTGTCATGTCCATGGAATTTTCGGTTAGCGATGAATACGACTTCTTTAATGACTGTTTAAAACAATTCTTGGGAGTAGAATTACCATCTGTAGGCAACAGCAGCAATCAGGAAGAGGAAGAAGACCCAAAATTGCCAAAGCCAGAATGATTTGGCAACTTGATAATTTTATTCAGGATATTGATTACATCGCTAATCAATTGATTTCACAAGGCATATTGCCTAGTGACTTTTATCAAAGCTCATTTAGTGAAATGCAAACAGCATTGAATGCCAAGTCACGTAAAGACCGTGTTCAAGATCCGCTCGAATTAGCACGTCAAATCGGTGCGTTGTAAAGGAGGCAAAGTATGGCAACAGAGAAAATTCAAGGCTACGAATTCGCAATTAACATGGACGATGGTGGCATGACTCGCACGTTGCGAGAAATAAAGAATGAAGCAAAATTACTAAAATCTGGTATGCAAGCTAGCTTTGCTGAAATCCGTTCGGGTGAAGGTATTATGGCGGCTTATGCGGGTAAAGTCAAAGATGCTGGCCGAGCTATTGAAGCACAACGATTAGTAATTGAGCGTCTCAAAAGCGAGCAAAACGGATTAGACCAAACCACTCAAAAAGGCCGAGAAGCTTATGTTAAATATGAAAATCAGATTAACACTGCCAAGCGCTCAATCGCCAGTTTAGAGGGGCAACAAGAACGAGCACAGAAAGTCACTTGATCTGCAAAAAAGTGGTGTCTTACAATTAAAAGATGCAACCGAAATATCAGCCAAAGTAACAGACTCATATGTAGCCAAACTAAAAGCCGAAGGCCACGAGTTTGAAGCCAACAAAGTTAAGGCTAGCGGGTTACATCAGTCTTATAATGAGCTTAACAAGCAACTAGAGGCTGAGCAAAGCATACTTAATAAGATTGCGAGTGCTAGTGGTAACAGTTCTAAAGAGTTCAAAGAACAACAGATTAGGGTGAACGAATTAGGCACTAAAATTGCCCAAACTCGGACTAAGATGAAAGAGCTTGATGAGCAATTAAGCAAAAAGCCACAGTCAGGATTAACGTCAGTCATTAGCCAGCTAAATAGAGTAAACGAGCACGCAGATAAGGCCAATCATTTATTTGGCAAAATTCTGGGTGCTCATTTAGTTGCCAATGGTATTACGAGCGCTTTTCAATCAATTACTTCACATATTCACGAAGCTATTAGCGCTGGTATGGAATATGAAAAAGAGCAGCAAAAGATGACGGCCACCTGGTTGACTTTAACTGGTACGGTTGGCAAATCTAACGCAATGGTTAAAACAATCAACGACTTGTCTGTTCGGACTGGTCAAGCTGTAGATGTTGTAAATGAACTAGAGCAAGGTTTTTATCACTTACATTCCAATAAAAAAGAATCAGATGAACTAACCAAATCCATGCTGAACATGTCTGACGCTGTTGGTTTAGATAGCCAACAAATTCAGGCGGTTACCCAAGATATGGTCAACGGCTTATCACGCGGTAAAGCCAATGCTGGTATGCTGAACCAAATTAGTCAATACTTCCCGATGTTCCGTGAACAGTTAGCTAAGTACGAAACCCAAGTCAATCATGGTAAGAAAGTAACAGTTGCTGATTTAAGTGAAATGGCCAAACAAGGAAAAATTTCAGCATCAGATATCGAAAAGACCTTCAAACAACTTGGATCCGGAAAATACGATAAAGCCGCCGACAACATGTTACATACGATGGTTGGTATGGAACGAACGATCAAGGCACGTGTTCCAGCCTTAATCGGTGACATTGAAAAGCCGATTTTAACCGCTCAAAATCCAATCTATGGCGCAGTTTCAAAATGGGTATCTGACAAACGGACTGACAAGGAGT